TCAAACGGTTTCAGACTGTTTGGCAAATATTATGAAGGATTATGGGATTAATGGAAACAATACTAGTAACAGGCGGTGCAGGCTTTATTGCACATCATTTTGTAAACAAACTGCTAGCAGAGACAGACTGGAACATTGTGTGTCTGGACAGGCTAGACTACAGCGGTAACTTAAACAGGTTGCATGAGGTGGTAAACACGTATCCTCCTGCTGTACAAAAGCGTGTGAAGATCGTGCATCACGACCTCAAAGCAGAACTAAATCCACAGATCATTGCCGCTATTGGCAGAGTGGATTACATTGCACACATTGCGGCAGCGAGTCACGTGGATCGCAGTATAGAAGATCCCATGAGCTTTGTGATGGACAATGTGGTGGGCACCACAAATCTGTTAAACTATGCACGTCACTGTGATGGATTGGAAAAATTTATTTACTTCAGCACAGATGAAATCTTTGGACCTGCACCAGAAGGTATCAAGTATGCAGAAAACGATCGCTATAACAGTACCAATCCTTACAGTGCAAGCAAGGCAGGTGGTGAGGAAATGGCAGTGGCATTTGAAAACACATATGGCTTGCCAGTAATCATCACGCACACCATGAACGTGTTCGGTGAGCGACAGCATCCAGAAAAGTTTATTCCTATGTGTATCAAACGTGCTAGAGACGGCGAGCTGGTTACTATTCACAGCAATCCTGAAAAAACACAAGCAGGCAGCAGACACTATATTCACGCAGAAGATGTATCTGATGCTGTGATGTTTTTGCTGAATAATAACTTCAAACCAGAAGTAGATTTTGGTGGTGCTAAATGTCCCAAGTATAACATTGTGGGTAGCACAGAGCTGGATAATCTGGAACTTGCAAACATAATTGCAGATTGCGTTGGACAACCGCTTAACTATGAAATGGTAGACTTCCATAGTGCAAGACCAGGACATGACCTGCGTTATGCTCTTAGTGGCGAAAAAATGTCTAACTTAGGATGGACACCACAGCCAGTAACACAACGCTTAGAGCAGGTTGTGCAGTGGACTCTTGACAACGATCGTTGGTTAGCTATATAATATAATCAATGAAAATAGATTTTGATGTTGACATTGATATGGCTGATAGGAATACTATCCTGGATATTATTCAGCATACTCCTGCAAGTGTGTTGAAGGACGGGTTGTATACAAAACACAACACGGGTGTATATTTACAGCATATTCCATCAATGCCGTTGGAAGGCTATAGTTCTGTTGACCATAAACAGGCCGAGCAAGACGGTTGGTTCAAAGTAGATTTTCTTAACAACAGCATTTACACAGACATCAAAGACGAAGCTCACCTGATAAGACTGCAAGAAAAAAAGCCTATATGGGAATTACTGCAACATGAAGAAGTTGTGGAGCAGTTATATCACATAAATAAGTATACAGAATTGCTAAGAGAGTACAAACCTGGCAGTGTAGAACAGTTGGCTATGATCCTAGCAATCATCCGTCCAGGCAAACGGCATCTCGTTGGTAAGTCCTGGGCGGATATTGCACTTACTGTGTGGGAGCCTCCCACAGACGGTACATATTACTTTAAGAAGTCGCATGCTATTGCATTTGCAGTTGCTATTGTGGTACAATTAAATTTGATTTGTGAAAAACTAGTCGGTTTTGCGGATTAATTGGATGCTTCTTCTTTTCGATCTTTTCTTTAACAAGTTTTGCATACTGGTTACAGGGCCGAAAATTATATCTATGTCTTTGATTGCGAACGTTTTTAAACACGGTCTAAATTGCTGCATTTCCTGAAACAAAAACACATCTATGGGTATTTGGCGATTACTTTCCCACCACCATAATTCCCCAAGTTCTAAAAATAATTTTTTAGCTTCCAGGGAATGTACAGATTCCACATCATAAAAGGTGAGCATTTGATTGTCCTTGTTAACAACTATGCCTACATATTCTTGATTTGCGTAACTGAGTCCGGTGAGGAATTCAAATGAGTTATAACTATTATTTTCCATCTAAAAATATTTATCTTTTCAGATAAATATTGATATGAATAACGACAACAAGCTGTTTTTGTACGAAAATAATATAGATTTGGTCGTGACAACGACAGATTGGTATGTGGATAATAGACCTATGAATAACCGACACTTAAAAGCCCATAAAGGATTGACTAACGAACTTGTGTTTACTGTGCGTGATAGAGATCGTAAAATACAGAACGTCAGTGCAGATACTGTTAGAGCGTATGTTGTGCACCCAACTTCAAAGCAACGATTGCTCACAAAAACAGCAATAAACTCCAATGATGTTGGTAAGTTTAGCATTGTACTGAATGAGGGTGATTTAGCAAATATTGATCCTGGCAGATACTATATGTACATATCCAGAAGTCGAAGCGAGGTCTTGGATACCCCAATGTATGCTGACCAGGACAACAATATTGTTTTTGATTTAGAAATAACAAATCAGACTGGTACAGAGCCCAAGCCAACACAAAGTACCACAGACCTTATAAAAGTTGCTGACATAGGCAATGGTGATCCTGCAAATGTTTTTGTTACTAGTGCTTTAGCAGGAAATTTGGAACAAAATTTTCCAAACGCCCAACACAGTATGGCCATATATCTGGAAGAATACACTGGGAATATCACAGTACAGGCAAGTTGTTTTGTGTCGGTACCCAGCTCAGATGAGTTTAGCACAGATTGGTTTGATGTGGAAAACATTTCAGTAGCTGATGCTAATACATCCATTGTGTCCACTAATTTTGTTGTAAACTGTAATTGGATCAGAATTATAAGTACACCTGACACTGGATCTGTAACGAAAGTTTCTCTCAGAAATTGACACGCATACACTAGTATGTTATACTTACTGCATGGAAGATTTAGTTTATCGTGTTCATGCTCTACTACTAGGACACTTACCTGTAAAAAGCAATCGTACTCCCAGTGGATGGGTAACATTCGATTGCCCTATGTGCAGTGACAAGCGCAAAAGAGCAGGTATTGTTCAGTCTAGTGCCAAGATATCCTATAATTGTTTCAACTGTGGATATAAAACAGGTTGGAGTCCTAGCCCATTTATAGGAAAAAAATACAAACAGTTAGCTGAACGTTTAGGTGCATCTGATAATGATATTCACACAGTGTATATGGATTTACTTAAACACAGTGAAGAGCTTGAACACATGGTGGACCAGGATTATGTGTTTAGTTTTAACAAGTTTGACACAATAGAGTTACCAGATGAGACAGTGGATCTGTACGATTTACCTGCTAATCATGAAATCGTACAGTATGCAAAAGACCGCGGAGTGTATGGCTTGTGTCCATTGTACTGGGTAGATAATGTTTTATATAAAAAGCGGTTACTAATACCTTTCTTGTACAACAATGAACTTGTGGGATGGACAGGCAGACATATTGCACCACCAGATAAAAATACTCCCAAATATTATCATAGTTTGCCCAAAGGGTATGTCTATAATATCGATCGTTTTGCTGGCACTGACAGATCCATTGTGATTGTGACTGAAGGGGTGTTTGATGCAATACTGGTTGATGGCGTAAGTATATTGGGAAATCGTGTAACACCAGAACAGGCACATTTGATAGAGCAACTAAACGCCAGAATAATTGTTTGTCCTGACAGGGATGAGGCAGGAAAGGAGCTAATCAAACAAAGCATAGCATTGGGTTGGGAAGTGAGTTTTCCTCCCTGGGCAAATGATGTAAAAGATGCCGCAGATGCTTGCGCCAAATATGGCAGAGTAGCAACTGTGGCAAGCATAATTAAACATGCAACAAACAACAATATTAAGAAAGAAGTCATGATGAGGATGACATGAGCGACATAGCAGATTACAACGACGAAGTACAAAACTTATTTTTACAGTTTTTGATTTCAGATCCTGATTTGTTTGCACGTAGTATGGCAATACTGGATGCAGACTATTTTAACAGGAAGTTTAGACCCACAGTTAAGTTTTTACAAAGCCACAGTGAAAAGCATAACACACTGCCTATGCTGGAACAAATACAGGCAGTGGGTGGTGTTGATTTAATGCCGATTGAGAATGTAACGCCAGAGCACCAAGACTGGTTTCTAAATGAGTTTGAAACATTCTGCAGACACAAGGCACTGGAAAAAGCAATTATTGACAGCACAGAAGATTTGGAAAAGAAAAACTATGGTGCAGTAGAAGAACGTGTGAAGGCAGCAAGTCAGATTGGCTTGGTAAAAGACTTGGGGTTAGATTATTTTGCTAATCCCAAAGAGCGATTAGAATGGATCAAGGCACAAGCAGGAGCAACTAGCACAGGCTGGAAAGGTATTGATCAGAAACTGTACGGTGGCTTAAACAGAGGAGAGATTACTATCTTTGCGGCACCAAGTGGTGGCGGTAAGAGTTTGTTCTTACAGAACTTGGGTGTGAACTGGGCATTAGCAGGATTGAATGTGGTTTATATCAGTCTAGAACTTAGTGAACAACTTATCAGTATGCGGTTGGATAGCATGGTGTCAGGCTATGGCGCCAGAGAGATCATGAAGAACATGGATGACGTGGATCTCAAAGTGCGTATGAAAGGCAAGGGTGCCGGTAAGTTCCGTGTCAAGTATATGCCCAGTGGGTCTAACGCTAATCAGATCAGATCTTTTGTGCGTGAGTATGAGATACAGAGTAATATCAAAGTTGATGCAATACTGGTAGACTACCTGGATCTGATGGCTCCCATTAACGCAAAGATTAGTGCTGAGAATTTGTTTATCAAAGACAAGTATGTATCAGAAGAACTGCGCAACATGGCAATGGAACGTCAAATCTTCATGGTAACTGCTTCACAGTTGGGTCGAAGTGCTGTGGAAGAAATAGAATATGATCACAGTCATATTGCAGGAGGTATCAGTAAAATTAATACTTCGGATAACGTGATTGGTATCTTTACCAGTAATGCAATGCGAGAGCGTGGCAGATATCAGGTACAGTTTATGAAAACACGCAGTAGTTCAGGAGTTGGTAGTAAGGTTGATTTAAAATTTGATATTGATACACTCAGGATTGAGGATTTAGAGGAAGGCGACGAGGATGCACAAACACTAACCAGTGCGAGTTTGGTCGATCAACTCAAAAGAAGCAGTGTAATCAAGGCAGAAGATCCTGAACCTGTAGACACAGTGAGCCAGAGCTTACAATTAAGAGACTTTCTG